AAACATTAGTGGTGATCTGCTGATAGATGCTGACGGCAACATACTCGTCGATGAGCTTACGCCACTCCCCATTCTTCCACGCGAGGCCGGTCGGTTAAGACTGAAGATTCATACGTTTGAAACGATCCGCTATGCAAGGACGAATCCGCAGAGAAACAAGAATGATTGACTTGTACGAAAAGGGAATAAAGAAATACGACTGGTGGCCAGATTGGCGCGGAGAATGCGTGGCCATTATAGGAGCCGGGCCGTCTGCAAAAACCGCAGGAGTCGAGAAACTAAAAAACCGTATGCACTGCATAGCGATCAATGAAAGCTATCAGATTTGTCCGTGGGCTGAGATTCTATATTCATGCGACGCGGCATGGTGGCAATTGCGGCAGGTTCCGATCAACGGTTTTGCTGGACTCAAGATCGCCTTTGAATGTCCACGCGAGTTTGCAAAAACAAAAAACATGAAACAGATCACCGTCCGCTTAGACGGCAACCGGGTTTACTGCAATGAATTCTTATTTGATGAGCCTGGCACGGTAGGGGCAGGTGGCCATTCTGGTTTTCAGGCGATGAACATGGCAGCGCAATTCGGTGCGACTGGAATCGCCCTTATTGGCTTCGATATGGATGCAACCAAGGGTGTTCATTGGCATGGTTTCCATCCCGTTCCCTTGCGTAACCCTGACCACGCGCGGTTCATGAAATGGCGGGAGATATTGGACTCGAAAGCAGATCAGCTTAAAGTAAAGGGAATCGATGTGGTCAACTGCTCACCGATCAGTTCATTGACCAAATTCCCAAAGCTCACGATAGAACAAACACTGGAAAGGTGGGGACTATGAGAATGGCCGGATGGATGCCGCAAGGCTATGCACTAGGCCAGATCGTTGCATCCCATCATCAGCCCATCCGGGGTGCAACGTCATAAATCAGGAGAGTCTGAATGATCCGAATCTTTGTCGGCTGTTCGGCTAACGGTGAAGACGCAGAGGCGCAGGCGATGCTGGAATACACGCTGCGCAAATACGCAAGCGCGCCCTTGGAAATTAACTGGATGATGCTGTCACGCGATCCGGCATCGCCTTGGTACGCAAACCCGGGAAAGAACGAAGGCTGGAATATGCGCGGTTGGGCCACGCCGTTCTCGCCGTTCCGGTGGGCGGTGCCGCACGTTTGTAATTTTGAAGGCAAGGCGATCTACATGGACGTCGATATGATCGCACGGGCTGACATCAATCAATTGTGGACGCAGCCGCATCCGGGCAGTTCTTCCATCCTCGCAAAGAACGAAAAGACGCATTGCGTCATGCTGTTTGACAATGCTCGCTGCCAAAAAATAATGCCGCCGTTCGAGCGGCTGCGGCGCACGGAAGGGCTCTATCGGACAGTAAGAAACAGCATGCATGGCGTAATCGCCAAGTTTGAGGGAAATTGGAATTGCCTCGATGGTGAGAATTACAAGACACTGATGGACCCCGACATCAAGGTGATCCATTTCACCAAGGTCGAGACGCAACCGCATTTCAAGTTTGCTCTCCCGCGCCTGGCGGCGGAAGGAAAACAGCACTGGAATTTGCAGCGGGCCATCGTCAAACACGCCCGCCCTGACGTGGAGCCGATGGTCGACAAACTCTGGATGGACGCGCAACGGGCCGGATACACCGTCGCCAAATACAATGACACGCTCAAACCGTTCGGTCGCTATGACGCGGTGAGAGGTGGAGCGAGGGCAGCGTAGTGGGATACGGTGACGAGATCATTGGCACCGGTCTAGCGGCGGGCGCGCGGGCGCGCGGAAAACGCATCGCGTTCGGCGATGGCAGAAAGATATCATGGGGCCCATGGTGTCAGGAAATGTTTCGTTACAATCCAAACATCGCGCCGCCAGGATCGGAGCATCACACAAATCTAGAGTGGATCAACCACTGCAAGGGGCATCGGCTTTATAACAGGCAAGTCGGCGGCACGTGGGTTTGGAATTACGACTTCAGAGTGAAGCCGGGAGAGTTCTATTTCAACGACGATGAAACGGAGTTTAGTCGTCTGTTTCCGGCCGGGTTCATTCTGATCGAGCCGAACGTCCCGTGGCAGAAACGGGTGGCACCTAACAAAGATTGGGGCGAGGAAAAATATAAAACTACGGCAGGCATACTGAATGAAATGGGATACGAGATTAAGCAATTCAGGCATAAGAACTCTAGACGCATTCTTGCGGAAGCCGAGGTTGTAGATACGGCAGACTTCCGCTTGGCAATTGCAGCGCTCTCGCGCGCGTCGCTCTATATCGGTCCCGAGGGCGGTCTTCATCATGCTGCGGCCGCCGTTGGTGTGCCAGCCGTCGTTTTATTTGGCGGATTCATTCCGCCGGAAGTCATGGGCTATTACAATCAAACCTGCCTGACCGGCGGCGCGAAAGCCTGCGGCAATATCGATCCGTGCCCGCATTGCCGCGCCGCAATGGAAGCAATCAGCATCAACGAAGTCATCGACGCGGCGGTTGGATACATCCAATGAAATGTGAAACGGCGGCTTTGCAAGACATCAGAGAACTAACAGCCTTCATCGATATTTTAAAACGCGAGAATGTGCGCAGCTATCTGGAAATAGGTTCGAAGTTCGGTGGGTCGCTTTGGAGGGTTGCAAGCGGACTGCAACTAGCGTCGAAGATGGTTGCTGTCGACCTGCCACATGGCGATAAATCATTTAAGGAATCACTTCCGCCATTGCAGGAATGCATCAACGAGATGCGCAAACGCTTCAACCATCAGACGTCACTCATTATTGGAGATAGCACGGATGAGGAAGTAATTGAAGATGTCCGCAAGCTCGGACCGTTCGATGCCTGCCTTATCGACGCCAACCATACCGAACCGTACGTTCGAAAGGATTGGGCAAACTATGGTCCCATGTGCCGCATCGTTGCGTTCCACGATATAGGCTGGGTGCCACGACCTGAGCCGACAAAGAAGATGCCTATCGAAGTGCCGAAAGTCTGGAATGAAATAAAGAAGCAATACCGGCACCAAGAAATAAGATTGAACGTGCGCGACAATGGCATCGGTGTGCTATGGAGGCACTAACAATCATCACATGGATGTGGGGTCGTAAATACGACATCACGGATGTCGCTAAACTCTATAGTGGTTTGAAGCGGAACCTGAAACAGAAATTCAGGTTCGTTTTGTTTTCCAATTGGCCTGCTGCGCCGACAGGCGTTGCCCGATATGAGATCGAAGATATCGGACTGACAAACGTGCCTGGTTGCTTCGCGCGCCTGCGCATGTTCGATCCGAAGTTTCAACAGCACTATGGGTTAACCGGGCGTACTGTATGCATCGATCTTGATACCGTGATCACAGGCAACCTGGATCCTATATTTGACCGCACCGAGCCGTTCGTCATCTTGCAGGGAGCCAACTCGACAAATCCATGTCCGTACACGGGCGCTCTGATGATGTTTCGCGCGGGCGCGTATCCCGAACTGTGGAAAGACTTCAGCCTGGCAGCGGTGAAGGCAATTCCGTTCTATGAGTTTCCCGATGATCAAGGATGGATCTGGCACAAGATACCGGACGCAGCCGGATGGAAATGCGGCGAGAACGGTATCTATGCGTTCTGCAAGCCAGGCTGGCCACGCGGCTTCGGCCTGCCGCTCGACGCACGAATGGTGACGTTCAACGGATGGCGCAGCCCACACAAGTTTCACTATCTCGATTGGGTCAGAAAGAATTGGGTGGAATAATGAAAATCTCCCTCGCACTTAAAATTTTGGAACAGGAATTGGCCATCCGCAAAGATGACCCAAGTTGGTTCGACGACGAACTAACAAAGGCGCTGGAGGTGATTATTGATTATGCAAAGAGAGGTCAGCGCCGAGATGATCGACGCTAAAAAAGTTGCGCTGTTCATTCCGCCCGGCTTGAAGAAATTCAAGTTGAAGTTGTTTGAAACTATCGGAGAGAAAATAGGAAGGGTAGTACGCGATGATCCAAAGAGACTCGATGACTTGCCCGAGGACGTTATACCTATCGTGGGATGCTCTCCTTTCCTTAGACCTTGGTACGACAAATGGAGAGCCACTCGGAGAAATTTTATTTATTGGGACCGGGGGTATTTACGGCGCGTGTTCGCAACGTGGCTCCCCAAAGGGAGCGACATGGGAATACCCGGTGGCTATTATCGCTGGCACCTCAATTCATTCCAAATGAAGACAGTGGCTGACGTCCCGGACGACCGCTGGCAAAGCCTGAAACTGAATGGATCGGTCAAGCCGTGGACGAAAGGTGGCGCGCATATTGTTATAGCGGATACGCTGCCGGACTATTGGAATTTATTCTGCGACCCGAATTGGTGCCGAAACACCTTGGCGTTTCTGAAGACGCAAACGGACCGCAGGATTATTGTCCGCGACAAGGAATCCAAGGTGCCGCTAGAGAAGGAATTAAAAGGCGCGCACTGCCTCGTCGCCCATGGCAGTATCGCGGCCGTCGAATCGGTGGTCATGGGGTGCCCGGTTTTCGTCAGCGATATATCGGCGGCACGGTTCATGGGGCAGACCGACTTCACCAAGATCGAGACCCCTGTTTATCCCGACCGCGACAAGTGGCTTCATTCGCTTGCCTATTGTCAGTTCAATGAAAACGAGCTGGTAGACGGTACTTTGTGGAGGCTCATACGCTGATGCCGTGGGTCCGGTTCATAGAGGATTTTGACTGGCAGGCAGCACCGAAAGTTGTGGTATTTTACCGGGCGACGACGATTCACTTGGTTCGACAAGTCTGCGCCGATAAGGCTGTTAAAGAAGGCAAGGCGATATTCATAGAGCGGCCGAAGAAAGCAGAAGCCGATGCCAGCGGGTGACTTGAGATATCGAGTCGGATTTTATCAGCGGCAGGCACCCGGCGTGTCGTCGCCGCCCGAGCCTGATTATGGGGAAACGGAGGGACAGTTTCCGGGGACTGCCTTGTTTGTCGTTCCTGCCAATATCGAACCGAAGCTGGGGGGAGAACAAATTCTGGCCGACAGGCTGAGCGGCAAGAATTTCGTGAACATAACAGTCAGACAATCGTCCAGCACCAATTCTGTGACCCCGGAGTGGATGGCGAAGGATGAAACAACTGGAGAGGTTTTTAACATTCGTTCGGTCATTGACCCACAGAAAGGAAACGTGCGGCACGGTTATTGGTGGGAGATGCTCTGCGAAAAGGGAGTCGCGATCTGATGGCTGTCAACGCGTCTGTCGAGAGGTTTAGAAAGCTAACGGTGGATCTCCAAAAAGAGGTCCACGACCTCGCCGTTGCTGAATTGAATGTACAAGCAGCTAGGCTGGCGGAAACAATTAGGTCTGTTGCTCCGACAGATGAAGGCGGATTGAAACACTCGGTGAGAGTCGTCCCCGGAAAGAAAGACACCGTCGTTCGAGTCGTAGCCGGAGGCCAACTGACTATTCGACAGTCGATATCATCCAAGCCTTACGACTATGCCAGAGCTGATGAGTTTGGAACGGTAAACATGCAAGCGCGCCCGTTCTTCTTTCCGACATATCGGTTGATGAGGAAAAGAATCAGATCTTCAATGCGCCGCAAGATAACGGCATCGATCAAAAAGAGGTCTGCGGTATGAGCGATCCGTCATTGGAATTGCAGGC